ATCAGTGTTTAAACGTGATAGGCAAATGGGCCAAACAAGCGATAGAATGAGATGATCAAGTTTATAGCGACGCGTGATCATAATTCGCGCCGCGCTACACTGGCGCTCCAAGCGTTAATGCTGGGTGAGTAACACCATCGAAATTTGTCGCAGAGGTTAATTTGCCAGATCCATCAATGGCGCAGGATAATAGCGACTTATTATTAACTGACACGCCTGAGTTATTTTTCAGCACCTTACCAATTAACGACTCACCCAACAGAGCACCGTTTTCAGGACGATAGTCAGAGGATGCAAAGACGTTGTACGGTACTAGGCCAGCTAGCGCAGCATTTGGCGCAGGCTCTGTTTGGGTGGCGAATGCTTGGTACTGAAATATACCTACAAAATTTGAAGATGGACCCCACTGACTCATTGAATTTTTAGTACTATCATATGAAACACTATCACTTATCCAAGACGTTCCATTATCTCCTGTGTAAACTCTAGTTATAGTCCCAGCTACTAAATTTTTACGTGAGAAGGGATAATCCTTGGTTGCCCCATCTGGGATAACAGGAACCCAACTACCCTGCCAACCATTGGCTAACTGAGGAGTTGCAAGGATATTTGCAGGAGCGCCAATTACATCGGTTTGTAGGAATGAACCTCCTACAGATGCATTGAATAGTTTTGTTGCCACTACAGCGTTAGCATTGCTGCTGTCCTGCACGGTATACCCAGCAGCGGTTGCAGCAGAAGATGAGCTAAATACTCTTGTAAGTTTCAGTGATTCAAACCCCCTATAAACCCTATTCTTAACCTTTTGGTCAGCTTCTACAAAGTCAACTGAATCAACCCCGTAAGCAGAGTAACGCATATCACGGCAAACTCCACCTTGTCCATCTGCGTATATAGCATCGTAGAATCGCTTATCAGGGTGGTTATATCCGTCCCACGGGGCTGTGCCTATGTTCCCAAACCCACCATTCCCTGACGTACCTAAAGTAGCAGTGAAGCAGCTAGCTTTATTGGTGGGCTCACCACTTAACTTAGTTCTGGAATCACGATTATCCCATGAACAAGGCCAATAGGGTTGTTGTGCCGACCTCCATGTTGCCGTTCCACTCGGGTTAAAACTAGGGTGGTAAGCCCCTTGGTTTAAGCGGTTAACTGTGCCACAAACTAGGAAGTAGCACTCACCATTAACTGACGGAGTATTTTGAGTACCACTGGGATAATCACTAATATGTTGATATACGCCAAAATTTGTATTAATTGGTTTCCAAATAAAACCAGAAGTATTCGCTGGGGCATAAATGCCTTTGCCACCATCAAAATCAGCGGCCAATGACGAGTTGTTATTAGGCAAACTCTTTGAACCCTGTACTTGCAGAGCCGCACCAGTACCCCAGCGACATGTAGAACTTTTTGATGATTCAATACCAACCCAATCACCATTCCCTGCCCCTGCAATAGTTCGCTGACGCAAACGCCATTGAACCAAACGGCCATCATCTAAGTAATAAAGATTATTTTTAGGGTTTGCTAATACCTTTTTCTTTTGTGCATCGGTTAATGCAAAAAAGTTTAACCCCTTGCCTTTTGAACCTGTATCACCATCAAACACCGCATAATACGTTACAGGTCTAGCACTGGCAGAGGTGTTAACCCCATCCATCGTTGTGGCTTGAGATTGAATCAAGCCGTTAGGGTAAACATAAGGATTGGTCGTGCTGACCTCTTCAAGCCACGCCTCAAAACCCCACATATCAACACGGTCTGTTACTACTTCAACATTTGTTGGTTCTGCTGCTTGCGCGTTAAATGCAGCGGCCACTGTTGCGTGATTAGTAATAACTCCTGTTGATTTGTTGTAGGTGGTTTTACCGTCAGGCGCTTGAGGGAATTTTATTAAAGCACCACTATAAGCATCCTGCTTAGCATCCAGATAAAACGTAATACCAGCGACATTTAAAATTGGTAAATCATACTTTGACAAACCTACTGGACTTTGTACTACTGGTCTACCTAGTCTAAATAAATTAACTAATGCAGGGTTAATATATAAACCTTGGTTTACAGTAACATCACCGCTACCGCCACCATGCTTCCCAAAATGCACAAATCCGCTTGCTGCAAATTCTTCATTATTCTGCGCCCGAATTGCTTCAAACTGCGCTTGTGACATGGCGGCGGAGAGTACATCTACGGCTAAAAAGTTGCGGTTTACTTTTTCAAATGATGAGCGAGCTGTATCGCCACCCGTGCCTGCTGGCTGGGTGCCTAGATTAATCGTTTCAAATGCCATGTGATTGTCCTAATATCAGGTCCGATATCGAATTAAGGATGAAATGCTTGTTCAAAAGTGGCTGCGATGCGATACATACCGCCGCCTAATGGGGTGTTGGTGACCTGTTTAACTTGCCATAGCGATGCACTGCCAAGGGGTGGTGTCCAGATAAATGACTTAGCGCCTTGGTGTTCATCAAAAAAGGCGAGTATCGTCTCTGCCGTGGCTTTGTTTTTGGTGAACGTGAGCGGCCAGCTTTGCACCTTGCTGTTAATGCCATCGCCTACTGATTGGCGGTAGCCATCACCAAACTGGGCAGAGCGGGTGCGATATTGGGTATCGCCTGTGGCGCCGTTATCTGGTGCCCATGTGAATGTTTGCGGCATTAGCGATACCCTCCAGCCATGGTGCGACCAATTTGACCGTTAGGGCGTAAATCCTTCGCCAATAGCTCTCGATATTTTTGCTCAACAAACTTGCCTAGCTCGCTACCGAACTGGCTTAATGCTGGCGTATCGGCCGTGGTAGTGGCATTGCCGCTTTGATCGATATTCACCTCAACATGGACCACGCCAGCGCCAGCCATGGCCGCGGCTGGCACACCGTTATAGGCTGCGCCGCCTGCTACGCCACCCTCCGCATAACCTTTATTGCCTTTGCGCATGGCTTCGACCGTGGCCACGCCACCCGCACGGGCTACATCTTGTTGTGACCAAACTACTTCGCCTTTATGCACTATCCCAGCTGGCTCGTATTTACCGCCAGCGCCCGTGTAACCGCCGGATGAATAGCCAACGGCACCACCTTCAGCGAAGCCGCCAAAAATGTTGCTGGCGATACCTGCAATCGCCTTTTGCATGGCGATTTTGGCGAGATCTGACAAGATAGACTTAGCTAACCCGGCAAAGTCGGCCTTACCCGTGGTTACAAAGTCGGTCAAGGCGTCAGTCATTCCGCCAAAGGCGCTATCAAATAGCTTTTCAGTTTGGCCAGCCATATCCGCTGCGGCATCAATGTAATTTTGCATTGATGAACGGGCACCGTTAGTCCAATCGGCTTGCTTAGCATCGAGCGCTGAATAGTATTCATCCTGAACGGCCAAGCGTGCGGTGAGGTTGTCTTTCAACATAGCAAGCTGTTGCTGATACTCTTCGGCAGTGGTACGGCCTGCAAGGTTATCTGACAACGCTTTACCCTGAGCGCGTTCAATATCGCGCTCAATGCTTTGGCGATCGCCTAGGCGCTGCTGAGCTTTATCGCCTAAGCCAAAGCTGGCGAGTTTGTCGGCATTGCGTTGTTGTTCTGCGGCCAAGTTGGCGGCAAGGTTGGCGCTGTAGCTTTGCAGGCGCAGCGCCTCATTACGTTTTTTAAGCTCTTCATCGAGAGCGACGTTTTTTTCAAGCTGGGCGCGGATCACCGATTGCTCAGCAAGCAGGCTTTTTTGCTGCGCGGTTAGGGTTTCTTTATTTTTGATATCAGCTATTTGCTGCTCAAACTGCAATAGCTCTTTTTGTGATTGCGTGAGCTTAGTGTTGCTATCTAGCTGGCCTTGCAATCCTGCTTGGGTTTCGCGCAGGCGCATTAGGTAACTGGTTGCGGCATCATCGGCAAAGGCTTTTTTGGCAGTGTCTTTAAACTTTTCTTTAATCGAGTCGAGATCTCGTTTGATTTTATCGGCATTCAGCAAGGCACTATTGGGGTCGGCCTTGCGCACCTTCTCGATATTGTCGTTGTATTCCTTAATCGCCTTATTGCGTTTTTGCTCGTTGGTAAGGGTTTCTTCGGTAACTTTAGCAATGGCACGCTGGGCTTCGATTGAGTCTTGGTTTAGTTTGGCGCGCTTTTCCTGCTCTGCGCTTCGGTCACGTTCAGCCTTCATCAGTGCCATCACTGAATCACGTTCAGCTTCCAGTGCCTTTAATTCATCCCTAGCTAGGCCGTAACCCCATTCGCCTTGCTTTGTTTTTGGGCGCAGATCTTCGATACGTTTTGATAATGCTGAATACTGCTGTTCGAGCGTGTCAGGGCGACCGATATTGAGTATTTGATCCCACGATTCAACTGCGCCTGATTTAATTGCCTTCCATGCTTTTTCGATGGTCCCAAGGTTGCCGGTGATTTCTTTAGTGCGCTGATCAATAGCGTTGCTATAGGCACTAAAGGCGAGTTCTGCGGCCTCAGTGGATTTACCCGCTTCTTTTAAGGCGGCAATTTGCTCAAAAGTCGACGCACTGAGGAAGTTAAACTTTTTGTTGAGCTCTTCGGCGGCTTTTACCGGGTCATCTGCCAGTTTGACAAATTCTGCCACCGTATCGGCAACGGCTTTACCCGTGGTATTTTCCATTTGTACGGCGGCAAGGCCGACTAACTCAATTTGGCTGGCGGTAAACTTGCCAGTATTGGCGACCTCTGCCAGCGCTGCGGCGGCTTGGCGTTGGGTACCGCTAATGGCATCAATACGCTTGGCGGCTCCCATGAGTTGGTCGGAGGTTGCACCTGCTGAGTTGCCCGTCAATATCAGCGCATTGCGCAGCCTGTCGGCTTCTACGCTCCCCTGATAATAAGCCAGTGCCATTACACCTGCGGCGGAGGCTGCAATAGTAAATGGGTTAATTAAACCCATAATATACCCGCCCATGGCTTTAGCAGCTGGGCCAATACCACCGAACATATCCTTAAGCTGGCCACCTTGCTGCAAGAATACCGTCATCGGGTTTTGACCAGCTTGCAAGGAAACAGCGATATCGGTGAACTGTGCTGGTAAGCCTCGAGTGGCAAAGGCCATTTGCTTGGCTGATAGGCCGTTTTTATCAAACTCAATGCTGGCTTTACCTACTTCACTGCGCATCTGCGCAATTTTTTTGCTGTAGGTATCGTATTCCGTTTGCCCTAGCGAGCCAGATTCACGGTGGCGGCGGAGCTGCTGCTCCATTTTGTCTAGCTTGCTGTACTCAGCAACTAGCGGATCAATTTGCCCAAGTAAGCGGTTAAGTTCGGCTTTTTGTTTGGCTGCGGCGGCTTCGGTTTTTGCTAAAGCGCGTTCTGCCTTAGTTTGGCCTTCAACAAAGCTGCCTGTTTCGGCAACCATGTTTAGCGTGAGTGTGCCGAGTGACTTATTCGCCATGGGAATTCCTGCTTGGTATTCTGCTTGATGGGTGGCCGTCCTTGGCCTTATTGCTGTTAATCTGTTTGCTTTTTAATTGCGCTGGCTTTGAGCATCATTAATACATCGTCAACTGTGGCTTCTGGCTGATCTGCCTCGTCTAACTGGCTGAAGATCATAAAATCTTCAAACTTGGCTTTGCCGCCGTGAATGGTGTTGATGTGATGCATTTGCGCTGCGGCAATACGTTCTTGCCGCGCCTGAACACTTAAGGGGCCGAACTTTGCTCGGTAGGCGATCCAGTCGATGACTTCTCGGTGAGTGAGGTTTTGCTGGGCTTCTTCGATGGTTCGTCCGCCGACTCCTGCGAGCACGAGCTCGTGCCAGAATTCTGAGTCGGCGGTAAGGTTTCCGGGTCTGGTTTTAGCCCAATGCCGTTAACCTCGTTAATGGCACCAATTAATGCCATGCCTAATGAGTCACAAATTGGCCCATGGGCGGCATTGCCAAGAATGTCGTCAATTTCAAATAGCGGTTTGCCGCTTTCATCGACAACACTTGAAACAATGCGAGACGTAAGCGAATCGACTCCATTGTTGTAATTGTTGGCTTCGATATTGGCGGTAGCGAATGACTTTTTACGGATGAATACAGTAGCTTTACAGTTTTTACCTGCTGGATTTATCCACGAAATTTCGCGGCGTTCTGGCTTGGCTGGCGAATAAGAACCAGTCTTAAGAAGGTTTGCAACACTTAATTCCATGATTATTCCTTAGGACTAAGTTAGTTAAGATGACAAAGCAAAAAGCCCACGGTTAGGTGGGCTTTTGTATGGTTTAACTGAAATTACGGCGTTGTTGATGCAGGAGTCAGCACAGGATCGCCAGAGACTTGAATGCCGATAGTACTTTTAACCACATCGTTTTGCGCAAAGGCAAATGGATAGGCCGTCATAAAGCCTTCAAAGGTAATCCATGTGCGAGTGGTTGGTAAGACAAAAGCTTTACTGGTAACTGTTGGCGGAACATCTTTAGCATCTGACCAACCAAGCGCCCACTTAAGCGTAGTTCCAGCGGTTTTAAGCTGATGTAATCGCAAGTGTGCTTCGTGCTTAGGGTCTACGTTAATGCCAAATGTTGCGGCACCAGGTGACTTTAACCCTGCCACAAACTCACGGGCATCAGCTTCAAGCGGAGTTGTTTCAATTGGGTCTACTGGGCTATCGATACCGTCGATACTTGTCACGGCAATGATGGCTAAAACAGAATCATCTGCCGGATCTAGTGCATAGAGCTGGGTGCCCTGCGTTTTCATACTCATGTTGTTGCTCCTAACAATAGCCTTGCGGCAGATACAAAAAAGCCCCTGCAGGTGCAGAGGCTTTTGGTTTTAAGTGCTGGATTTTTGAGAGAGGCTAACGGGTGACTAGCCAATCAATATCAAAGCTGTGGCGGTAATTGCCTGTTTCTTTATCTCGGTCATCACCGTTGTAATTGGTGGTATAGGCATCTAGCTCAATGGCATAACGAATGGCATCACCCACCGCTGAGGCTGTGCTGCCTGAGTCGGCATATACATCAACCTGCAGGGTGAATGCATCGGTATCTGGTCTGCCTGAGATATAGTTTTCAGGGCTACCGCCAATCACTTGCCACACTGCATAGGGCTTTACTACGTCCTGCGGTGCTTGGCCAAATGGGAATAGCCTTGTTGGGTTGGTACCGAGTAGCGCGGTTACTTCTGGACTATTGCGGCAAACCACAAAAATAGGCGCGGTGCTCATGAAAGTGCCTTATCGAGTTCTTTATCAAATTCAAAGGTAAAGCTGTTTATCACTTGGTTGATATTGTTAGCCAATGCTGGGCGCATAAAGGGCTGGGCTTGGGCGCGTTCGGTACCGAACTCCACTAAATGCCAGTGTGGTGTATTACCACGAGCGCCTTCGTCGGCATTGGGTGTTGGGATCCGGCCGCGATTGGTGGCTACACCAACGCGATACATGATCACCCCATCACGCTGAAATAGTCGGCTAGCAAACTGCAGGGTGATGTTGTCGCGGATCCTTCGGCCTGTTTTTGGGTCATCCACTGCCAGCGCATTTTGTTGCGCTGCTTTTTTTACAATACCTGCGGCTTTGCGTAATGCTGCTCGTGTGCCTGTATCAAGCACGGTTTGGCTAACCTTGTTCATTTTGGCTTTAACTTCTTTTAAGCCAACAATGCTGAAATCTGAGGTTGCCATGGTTAACCTACTTTGCTTTGGCTGTTTAAGTACTCAACTGTGACGTGGCCGTAACGCGTTTTGCAGATCACTTTCTTTTTATGTTTATGGACTTTAAGTGGCTGAGGACAAAACACCACCTTGCCCTTTTTGGTATCGGCATAAATGCAGTGGTCTAGTTTTTTACCGTTTAAAAACACCTCAACAGGCTTACCTATTTCACTGGTATTTTCAATGGTGAAAATGTGAGGTGGATTCATGGTTAACCTAAAATATTGAATCAAAAAAACTTGTGATTATCCGTATCTGATTTACTTGCAAAGGAATAACTACATACGCACCAAATGCAATCACGCTAATCTCATTAATTAAAATTTCACGCCAATTTTGATGACCTAAAACTCTACATGGTGGTCCTTCTGGCGGTGGAGGTGGATTTCGTTTATCAATCATCTTAGATCCCATTATTCACACCATCTTTGCAGCGTAAGCGCCACTCTTGACGGCCTGTTAAGTCGGTTTCTATCGAGTGAATATCGTAGGTTCTGCCGTCCCATAAAATTCGGCATTGGTAAAACAAGCTGAGATCAATTGGGAACCATCTAAGGTTGATTCTGGCGCTGGTTTCAGCTTGTTTTGCATCCGCTGCATAAAATTCACGGCCAGCCCCTGTTAAAACCTCGGCTGCAACCTTATCAAGCGGCTTATTGCCTAAGGTGAAAGTTTGCCAAGATGTTAATGTTTCGCCTGTTAGCGGATCTTGCTGCTTTACGGGCTGTTGTAAGTGGATTCGATGGCGTAAACGATAGGCGAGCATTAAATCCCCCAACCAATGCGATAAGGCGTTAATTTTATTTCTGCTGCATTACGCAGCTTAAGTGCGTCATCTGGGGATGCTTGATAGCTTGATTGCAGCAAGATCATTACGCCAGTGGTAACACTTGCAGGCAGTTTGCCAGTTGCCTGAACAACCAAAGCATTTAGGGATTCCATTCCCAAATATTGGCTTGCTTCGTCCTCTGCCCCATCAAGCAGCAGCTGCAAACTTGCATCATCTTCATCGTGAAACACATTTAGATTTTGCTTTGCTTGTTCTAGGGTGATGATACTCACAGAGGACTCCTAAATAACGGTTTAAGCTTTTGCTTTTTTTGCAGCGGCAGCAGCGGCCTTAGCATCTGCTTCTTCTTTTGCCTTTGCTTCAGCTTCATCTTCAGTAGCATTAACGTCTACGTCTGCTTCGGTTGCTTCTTCTGGTGCGCGAGCAACTAAGCCATTGTGTTTTAGCTCGTTAAAGTGATGTTCATCTACTTCAAACGGTTTTGATGAAGTGGTTTTTACTTCGGTGTCCAAGTAAAAAGATTTGAGTGCAATGGCGAGTATTTTAGCCATGGTAATTCTCCAAGAGTGTATGCCACTAAAACTAAAGGCCGAATTTCGGCCTTTAGTGCTTTAGTTATCAGTTAACTGATTTAAGCAAAGGTAAAGTTGCCAGTGACAAAGGCTTCCGGACGGTATACAGCGAGCGCTAAACGCTCTTCTGCACGGATACTGACCATGTTGTTTTCAAAGTCTTTGTCGTTCTCGGTAGAGATTAAAACTTCGATATCCATGCGGTCATAGATCTGTGCGCCCATTTGGAAGGCACCGACTAAAAACTCGTTTTGCACAATAGATTGGGTTTCAACTACTGGGCGGTTCCACAGTGTTGGGCTGGTCTGCCCTTGTGGCTTGCCGATCAAGTAGTTTTTATTGCTGTCCTTCAGCGTTTCAATCACCGCCCAATCAATTGGGTTTAGCACAATGCCATCAGCCGCATATTCGGCTAATGCCGCTTGCAGTAACGCTAAGCGAATGCGGTCAATATGCTGCTCGGTATCAACCGTTGCGCCAGTTGGTTTAACGTAAGCGCTTGCCTGAGGAATAATACCGTGCAAATTGGCGCCAGTGTTGTTGCCGTATAACAGCTGGGTTTCTTCTTTAAGCATTAAGCCGTAACGTGCACGGGCATTGATAAAGCTTTGCAGTTGTTTTGCGTCATCCAAAATCTGGCGGCTGGCTTTAAATAAATGTGCAATAGTGCGCACACCTGCACTGACTAGACCAAATGTGATTTCAGAGTAAGGCTTAGCTGCACCTTCTGCTACTGGTGCCGCGTTATTGGTAAAGCCTGCCTCTTTAACGTATTCGATGCTGTTGCTCTCGGTTTCACCTGGAGCAATTAGGTCACGAATGGTTAAGCGGCGCTCTGGACCACCAATAATGCCAGCCATACGATCTTGACGAACTAAACCAGCACCAGAACCAGTTGCAGGCGCCTTTTAGCAGCTTTTGCTCTGCTTCTTGCAAGCGAGCTTGAATTGAGCCTTGCTCTAAAAGCAGCTTATCGACCTTATCGCGGGTTTCGGCATACATTTCACCAGAAGCCTTGATCTGCTTGTTGGTTTCTTCTGCAGCGGCTTTAATTTGATCACCAATCTTGGTTAGATTGGCACCTAATTCTTCTACTTGCTTCTCAAAATTTGGGTTTGGCATAGTCGCCTCCAGTTATTTAGATAAAATGATTTTTGATGCGTTGATTAGCGCGGTTAGATCGGGGGCGATAGCGTTTTGCGTATCGGACACATCAGCATTTAGCGTGATGCCGCCAGCAGCGCTCGGCGTACTGGACTTTAAATCTTGAAGTAGTTGACGGCGCTCGCTGCGCGGTACGCCAGCCTTTGCCATGGCCGCATCCACTTTACGCAGTGAGTTAGCGTTAGTGTTTTCGGTGGCTTCACCAATTTCATCGGCTGATAAAGTGTCAGCAGCAAAGCCAAGCTCTACGGCTTTTTTGCCACGGATAAAGGTTTCTTCATCCATCATAGTGGCAATGGTTTTTTCACTTTGTCCGCAACCCTCTACGTACAAGTCCACCATGGCAGCATCAAACTCTTCCATATCGTCGGCGATGTTACGTAGAGCGTGGCGGTTACCGATGGCAAACACCCAGCAGTTGTGGATCATAAGGAAGGCCGAACTTGCAACGAATCGTGCATCATCCTCGCCAGCCATATAAATGACTGATGCCGCAGAGGCTGCGAGGCCAAGTACTTTAGTGGTGACTTTGCCTTTGTGTTCGCGCAGACGGTTATAGATAGCGATACCTTCGAACATATCGCCGCCTGGGGAATTGATATAAACAGTGACGTCTTTTTCATTACCGATGCTGCGTAAAGCTGCATCGATACGCTTTAGCGTGACGCCTTCGCCGTACCAATCTTCGCCAATGATGCCGTAAACAGTAATGGTTGATTCAGTGTTTTCTACTGCGGCTTTAATAGCTGGGTTCCACAGCTCTTGCGCGCGCGGAGAAATATCGCAGCGCACTCCGCTCTGCGAGAAGCTTTTTGGAAATGGCATGGTTTACCCCTAGTTATCTTGATTAAGCCAGTTGTTTAGTACGGCTTGGACTTTTGCAGATTCTGATTGCGTACCAAGTTGATCGATTGGTGCAAGGTTGGTTTGAACAGTTAACACATCGGCATTGCCACCACGGCGCGGTAAATTTTCTTTAACCCGGCAATCATCACGGGTGTAGATGCCGTTTTGAGTCATTTTGCTGTAAAACTCTGCGCGTGAAGCGCTATCGCCACGCAGTAACGCTTCCAAGTTATATTGTGCGTACTGAGTTTGGCGCTGGGCTGGTGTGAGCAAATTAATAGAGATTGATTGCTCGATGCGGCGGATCCAAGACGATAGCGTTAAGGTGACAAAGCCAATCATCTTTTGCTCTAGCCCTGTACCCCAATTGCTGTCTTTTCCGCCAAAGCCGATGAGTGACGGGTCCACCAAAAACCAGCGGCAAATCTCTTCTACGCTGTAGTTTCGTGACTCGAGTAACTGCGCATCAATTGGGTTAATGCCGATTAACTCAGGGGTAATGCCCTGCTCAAGCACAGGCGATCTTCCTGCATTCATTGCGCCTGTAATCGTTTTTACATATTCGCGAAATTCTTCACGCTGAGGTTTAGTCATTACGCGATCAACTTTGAAGGCGACCGTTTTTGTCATACCGTTTTTAAAGGTACTGGCGCTCACATCCTCTGCCGACATAGCACCACCAAACACATTGGCACCGTAAGAGATGGTAGATAAACCAATCAAACCATCTAACGAGAATGCAGGAATGTGCATCATGTTTTGCTTTTTGATTTGACGGCGGGGGCCGTTTCTTGGCGTGTACCAGTAGATCAAGCTGCCGCTATCATCTAAGTCGATATCCATGCGATGCGGCATAAGAAAATCGAGGGCGATAATCTCACCACCTGATCGGTGGATCTCAATAAACGCATTGCCCTTAAGTAGCAATGATGCGAGCACTGCTTCCCAAAACTGCATGGCCGTCATATCTGCATTGGGCTTAATGCTCAATACAGTAGAAAGGCTGTTTTGAACTTGGATTCGTCCACCATCACTTTGGCGCTCGTATAAGCCTAGTGGCAGCATGGCAACAGTTTCTGAAATACGGCGAACACAGGCCCATACTGCAGCCAATTGCATAGCGGTATTTACATTGACCGTTTTGCCGCTTTTAGACGTCGCCATTAGTTGTGCCCAAAAATCACCGTCCGTTAGCCTTAAGGTTTTACCCATAAAGCTGTCGAGTGACGCAAATGGCTGACTTGCGGCTTTGGCAATGACCAAAGCAAGTGATTTTGATTGTTTCACGCTGTCATTCCTTTACGTAAAAATGAAGCGCCTGCAAACGATAGAATCGAACCAGATAACAGCGACCAACCAAGGCCAAACAGGATATAAACGCCAGCGACAGCCATTAACGAACCTGTTAGTGCTAGGAAGATGAATAGAGCAAGTGGTGTATTCATTAGTAAATTGGGTCCTTAATTGCTGCTAGCCAATCTTCGGTATCATCGACGCCATCAGACTCTAATGCCGTTCCCACGGCCATAGCGGCGGCGACTACGCCGTCGATACGACCTGTGGATTTTTTCTTGGTAAAAATACGGTTGTCTTTGGCGTCGGCCTCAAGCACAGCGCTTGCGGCGTTCCACCTTAGGCATGGGTTGGTTTTGATTCTGATCTCTTTATCGGTGATCAGCTTTTCAAACAGTTCAATTGAGCGCGGCATCCAGAGGTTTGACTCTGATGCTTTGTAGTAACCTTGCCCGTGCTTAACTAGCGGGATAAATACGTTTGCCTCGGCGAGTTCTGGCTCGAGATAGTGGATCCGGTATTGGTCGAAGCTGATGCTTTTTATCTCAAACAGTGCGGACAGCTCGGCGATTCGCTCGGCCACAAAGCTGTAGTCCACTGCATGACCTGGTGGCGCGTGGATAAAACCTTGCCTGAGCCATGCCGAGTACGGCACGTTATCGGTGCGCTCGCGATCCAGTAGCGTGTCTTTTGGTGTCCAAAAATCGACTAACAGCGTTTTGACTCGCGGGAAGTACAGCGCTAAGGCGGTTAAGTCGCGGGTACCGGATAAGTCGAGCCCTCCGTAGCATTCTTCGCCGTAGAGCTCGCTGATATCAAAATCATTTTCGCAATCCATCCATGTGTCGGCGGATAACCAAGGCGAAGCAGAATCTACCCACTGACAGAAGTTTAAGCGCCTGACAATGCTCTCTTTGGCTGGCATGCCCTTAGCTTGAGTAACCTGTTCGCGCAGGTATTTATGCGTGAAGGTGTGCCCGAGTGATGGGTTTGCTTTTTGCCAGCAACTTTCGTCATTGATCGGGTCGTCACCTTCATCGAGCGAACAGATAAAGGCGAAGAACGAATCATCTTTTTTGGTACCGGCACAAATGGCCTTACCGTATTCGTGGTACGAGTAACAAACACTGGTGCGGTCGTGGCCTGAGTTGGTGATCATAAAGATCAACGCTTGCTTGCGGCCTTTGGTACCCGCACGCATCATTTCAACGACGTTGTTGTTTTTGTGTTCGTGTACTTCGTCAATCAGCGCCATGTGTGGACGTGGGCCTGATTGGCCGTTGTCGGAGCTGATGGGTCTAAAAAATGAGTTTTTAGCGAGATAGGCAAGGTTCCAAACGCTTTGCCCGGTACCCGATTTTTTTAATCTTGAACTTAGCTGCGGCGATTGGTTAACCATGGAAACCGCGTCGCGGAACAACACCATGGCCTGATCTTTTTTCGTAGCGGCTGCATAAATTTCGGCGCTGGCCTCACCATCTGCCACTAAACCGTAAAGCCCGATACCTGCTGCTAATGGGGATTTACCAGAGCCTTTGCCACTTTCGACATAGCACATGCGGAAACGGCGGGGCGGTTGGCGGCGGCCAAATCCCAAGTAAGACCACGTTCATGGCCTGTTTCTAAATCTTTTAAGTGCCGCTTACAGGCGTTGCGGATATCGGGGCCTGCGAGGAACTCCCCTGATGCGACTTGTTTTGCCCAGCGAGTGACGCGATCTTCTATATCATCCGAAGAACTCGTCGATTTCGTCTTTTTTCTTGTCGCCATCAGTTACCTGTACTTTGCTACGGGCCGATGGAGTTAGCCCGAATTCTACGAGATAGGCCTTAAATCGCCTGTCGGCATCGGCCAGCATTTGCACGGCGGGGTTAGCCTTCATTAGCATTTGCTCGACTTGGGTGACTTCGCGGGTATCTTCGTCGATGTTTTCGCCGATAATTTTGATGCTTTGGTACGTTCGGCCGTTTTGTTTTATTTCGTCCCTCAGGTCGAGGATTTCTGAGTAGACGTCGCATAACCGCTCAAGCGCCATGCCGTCAGCCAGCGTGAGCACGCCCATGTCTTTAAGCAGTTTTGTTAGCTTTTTCCATGCTGATTTTGCTCTTGGGCTGAGATAAGCCGGCATTCTCGGGATCCCCGCTTCTAGCTTTGGCTCTTTTTTATTGAGCGGCCGTTTGCCGGGATTGCCTGTAACGAGCTTGAGAGCGGTTGGCGTGGTTTTTCGTCCTACTGCCACGTTTTACCTCACTACCTGTTCCAATGGTGATTTGGGTCTGTTGGCTTGCCGCTTTCGTCGGCGCCAAGCTTTACCCCTCTGCTCTCCATTACTTTTTTGGTGCTATCGTGGCAATGCTTGCACAGCGGTTGCCAGTTGTTGGTATCCCAAAATAGGGCTTGGTCGCCTTTATGGGGAGTTTTGTGGTCCACTACCGTTGCGGCGGTGATAATGCCTTTTTGCTGGCAGAAGCAGCAGAGTGGATTGCGCTTTAAGAAGGTTTCACGGGCTTTTTGCCAGCGTCCACCGTAACCCCGTTCGGCGGTTTTGCGTTTATCATCGCGCCAGCTGGGTGGGCTCATAGCTCACCGGAGCCGTCCAAATAAGCTGTTTTTTTTTCTTCATCAGGATCGGTGGTAATCATTTGATCAACGATTTCCAAATTACTGTTTACCAGCTGGCTAATCGCTGTGGTTTGGGAGTTAATGGCTGCGGTTAGCGCTTGCATCGAGTCGATTAAATCGTCTTGCTTGCTTTGTTTGATAACTGGCGGCTTGGTTTTGCCATTAAATGCTGGGTATGTGGAATTTAATGCCGTTACATTTACCCAATCAGCGGGTACCAATGGCACTAATTCCTTTTGACCATTGCCAATATTGGATTCGATAGCTGGCACTGAAACGATGTTGCCGTTGAAGATCACCACGACTTTATTCATGACAAAAATCCTCTAATTCAGCATCGCTGGCCTTGGCTTTTATAAGGGCCATTCGAGCATCATGAAATTCCTTGTCTTGCTTACGCTTTTCCTGCGTTCGGCGGTATTGAACAACGAATAGCGCGATGGTAGAGGCAATACCAAGCAATAGCGCAATATTGTTGAGTGACAGAAAGCCGCCTATTGCTGTAGAGATTGAAGCGATATAGCTCCCAGTTGCCGTTGCTTTATCCATAATCATCGCTGTGACTTTAGTTTTCATGTTTGGCCTCCGATCACTCGGTAGACAGTTTCGATTTTTGCTCGTTAATCCAGTTTTCTAGCGCTAGCCAATCCAGGTCGCACAGAGAAATGACTGTAATCAACCGGTTAGTATATTCAGAAAGATCTTGGTTTTTCTTGCTGGAATACGGCGGAACGATGCACTGGCTTATCAGCTCATTGGGTGGAAAAACATACTGAATCTTGGTTGCGGTAACGGTTCGCACATCTGGCGGAACGCTCGAGCACGCTGTTAACAACATCAGGGATGCTATTAGCGCCCCAAGATAGCGTTTTTTCATCACTGGACCTTTCGAATACCTGTGCTAACTCTTTAGTGGATTGCTCAAACTCGCGCTTAATCTCGTTTCGTGACCGTTCACGATCGCTCAAGGCCTTTGCTAGCAATGCAAGATTGCCTAGCAAGGTTTGTTTGTCTTTTTCTGCAGTTTCGAGTGATGAAGTAACCGAGGATAAATTTTTTTGCAGCTCAGAACGGGCTAGTTCCGATTTATCCAATTTTGCATTTAATACCGCGATTTGACCCTTATTGATCACAAAAAAGGCAGTGAATACGCCTATCAAAACAATCAGCAAAACGATAAGTAAGGCAATGATTTTACTTGATAATGTTGAAAGCATTTTTAACGCCTAAATTTGCCAGAAAAAAAGGTCTCATTTCGCGGTTTTGTATAAAACTGGATGCGCACGGTCAGTTAGGCAAAAGCCCTGAAGTTTTGACCCGCCCCACCCACCAAAGAGCAAAAACCTTAATTATCAGTAACTTAAATAAAATCAATTGAGAGCATCGAGGCAGGCGCGGTGCCGCTGCTGCGCCCGAAGCCACACTCCATAGCAGCGCTTGTTGCCAGGCGTTGAGCAGTCATAGCCATCGACGGTGCGATACTCTGGCAACAGCAATGCATCACATGATTGTTGGTATTCACCTTGGATAAGATGACCACGCATCGGAGAGGCTAACCAACGGCCAATACCGTATTGATACGTCCAATCGATGTATAAATCGTAAGATGCTTGATTAAGCTCTACGTTAGGCAGGCTTGCTCGAAAGCGTTGCTCATCCTTATCGATATGAGCCTTTGCGGTTTTAAGTGCGTTAATTGGGGTGGTGGTTTCGCCTAGCTTTACTGGTCGGCCATCTGCGTGATAAGTGGACCCAAAACCCAATGTAGGGCGATCACCTTTAACGGGGATCTCGGCAACTGGCGAGAATCCCTCAGATGAAACCAAGGTGATCAGTGCAGCAGCTGATAAGCTCAGGCCTGTGACTAATACCTTATTGCGCATGACAAACCCCAAAACAAAAAGCCCCGGCGATGGCCGAGGCTTGAATAAACTAAAAGGTATAGACAGCAAAAAGCCACCTATCTGGTGGCTTTAGATGCTATAACCCGCATTGTTATAGCAGGATAGTAAAACATAAGGCTTGGGTAAATCATTCTGTTAAACCAATTTCCACGCCTGTTTTAGTTCGCAAAGACAAAAAAGCCCTCAATCGAGGGCTTGTTGATGCAACAGTTTTAGGCCAGCAATTATAGCAGATTTGCGACTACCATATTTTTCAGTCAGAAAATCGAGGATTTTAATCTCATCCTCTGTCACGTAAAAGCCGTTAACCCGTGGCAGCGCGGCGCGCTTGGCGTCTTGGCGCTTATTAGCCAGCTGTTGCGCGGTTAGCTGTTTATCCATGCCATTACCTCATCATAGATTTTATGTCCACAATTAGGCAGAGCGTACCATGTCGCTGGCGTCCAATCCGCTAATGCGGCAACCACCGCATCACGATTATTGAGATTGGCATTTTTGAGCACAAAAAACGCTCGAGCGCTCAGCCCTGCTGCCCAAAGCGGAGACTCAATCACCTCTTGCTGTGAGCTGGTTTCAAATTCCAACAAGCGATCTGCCTCTTTATCCAGAGTTTCTGCAACCCACTCATTGAGTTTTTGCCCGGTAATTGCTGCGCAACGCACATAACGCGTTCGCTGTTCTTGCGAGAGCCCATCTATATAAAGTGGTTTTGATTGCGGCATAGTTAAAACCCCAACTCATCATCAGGCTGTTCAATAATATTCACTGCATCACTGCATTGAGTTGAGTTGTACAAATCTGCGACACCAATGTCGTTGCTATCCCATACCCAACAATTACGAGCTCGTCGAGATAGTTCTAGAGCCGCATTTAATATTTCGACAGTGTGATCCTTAGGTAATTTAACAGTGAGTGTTGATAATGTGTCGCAAATATTAAACCGCCTCTGACGTGCTGTGCCGTTAACAGAATAACAATTCAATAATTTGATTAAGGCTATCTCGCCTGAGATAGAAATAGTTACCCGAGGTGATCCGCCTATCCATTGTTTTGATACTATGGTTTTTTTCATATATTTAACCTAGCAGTGCGGCTGATTATCGCCGCACGATAATTATTATTCGATAGGAAGATGTTCTGTAGTTGGCAGCAGATCGCACAAACCAAGATAAAAATTAGCTGTAATACTTGCTGGGTCTGTCAAAACATGGTCGCACTCAAAATAACAACCTTGAATCTCTTTATTTTTATAAACAGCAACCACTCCATTACGGAAAATAATTTTGAATGATGAATCATCTGTTACAATTTTTGCGGAGATGATGTCGTTTTTCATTGAGCGAACATCAATAGTAATGGTTAAGTCGATGTGTTGCGCTGCATCAAAAATCGCATTTTCCAATATGTCGCAGAATGATGTTTGGTTAGCCATGATATTTTCCTCTTATTCCCAGTTCCTCTGGGTCGGTGGTCGCTGTTTTGCTTCCATGGGTTAAATATAGGACGTCCTATAAATTAATGCAAGCTATTTTTTATGACCTTTTGAAAATATTTTTGATTGACTTATTCTGTTAAATAACAGCCTAATGATTGACTTGGTTTTAGCTAAACGTCATTGCAACATAGCTATGCATTGCATTACCACACAATTTGGCACATATAGCTGAATTGATCACGTATAGCTGAATTGATCACATATAGCTGAATTGATCACATATAGCTGAATTGATCACATATAGCTGAATTGATCACGTATAGCTGAATTTATTACTTATCACTTAACTGATTTAATCTCTCACGATACTAAACTCATACCGCGTTCAATGTCTATTCCAGTTGGAACAAAGACGATCTTAATCCCTATCTTCTTGGCGTAGTAATACTCGGCGGTGGCGCCTGCAGACCTGCGCCAACCGGGCAACATCACAATCTCATTGCAAGCACGGATCATGGCGTAACAGATATCCATGTACTGGGGTTCGGTTAGGCCGAACGGCAGACCAGCAGAGTGCAACACTACTCTGCCAGTTTCCTCCAGCTGCTCAGCCGCTTTAAAGAACGCCAGCTTATTGATCTCGACATTGCCGCTTATTGGACCAGCGATGTAGGTAGCAATCATTAATCATCACCTGGCGGAGATTGATTGGCAGTGGCGTTATCTAACGTATGCTCACGCCACGCATATTTGCAGCACCGACATGTTTTTAATAGATGCTCTTTTTTACAAACGATTTTGTAGTCAAACGACCTTCCAACATAGCCAATAAACTCACTCATCTTTCCTTGTTCTTTGCATGTACCTAAATTGGTACCAACTTCCACCCACTGAAATTCTATTGAACTAGATCCGCACTTCACGCATTTACACATTAGCATTACCCCCAAACAGCACTTGGCGATAATACTTAAGCTCGGCGATTGACTCTCTTATATCAGCCAATGCTTCATGCTTATATTGCTTGGCCGATACAGCTTCTTTTTCAACCTCTGGCGCCCATGCTCTTGCAGCAAGTGCTAATGCGGAGATATCCAATTGGCGATAATGCATAAACTCATGCAATAGCGGAAGCTGGCACAAAATGTAAGAACGGTCGAACATGATGGAGTTGCCAGCAAAGATCACCCCTTTCTTAGTTTCTCGGTTATATGCCTCAATCCCCATTTGCTTAAGGTGATTGATGATCCGCTGCTCCGCCTCTGCTAGTGAGCAAGTCGATTGCCTCACTTCATCGAGCAATCCGCTCTTGGTATGGGTATCAATCGCCCATGGGTGTGATCGGCTAATCGCTTCTTCATCTTGATGAACCACAATCCTGATGGCTTCACCCACCTGATTTAAATCGATATCAGTGACGATAAATGCCAGCTCAAATACAGGGTAAAACTCCATTCCCAACTGACCGCTATCAATCCGGCCATTAAGACCACCTGTTTCAATATCGCCAAATAGAAAATATGGCTTACCAATACTTCCCTTGATCTTGTGTCCTAGCTGAAACTGAAAGGAGTTTGGTTCATTGGGGAATAATATTGGCCTCATCACTCCCTCAATAATATGGAATAACGACATCAGTAACTCTAGAGGAGCCCACTTAGTCGCCACCATAAAATCACCTTCTACATCACCAATCCACACAGGGATCCCATAATAGCTTCCGTGGTTGGTAAATCCTTCGGCAAGCGCCTGCTGTTCTGTCATGTAGCCAAGTAACGCTAATAACTTTTCGATTTTAATCATTAAATATCTTCCTCTTTTGAAGATGCATAAATCGCCTTGTAAGCCATAACCAACAAGGCTTTAAGCTGTTTTGCTAATATTTTCCATCTTGAAACTGTCTTGATTTAATCGTGTTGCAAATAGGTGGTGTATCGACAGCAAATGCTTATGCCATAGCTCGATAGCCTCACGCTTTTGATCAGCCAAATAGGTGTGAATATAGGCTTGGTCTAGCTTGGTCATGGAGTGGTTTAACATCTGCTCGGCAACCATGTAATCGATACCCAAATCAGCCCAACATGATCGAGCTAACTTGCGTAAATCGTGGGCCGTCCATTCACCACCACTTACCTGTTTAACCAAGCTATTAGCGCCACGTTCATCTAATCCAGTGTTACGGCATGGGTGCGGAAATAGGTACCCGCCTCGATAACCTGCAGCGGATTGCATTGACTTATGCCAGCGCAATACATCGGCCATCAGTCCAGAGATAGGGATAGTCAGTTGAGCTTGGGTTTTGGTGATATTGGCGGGGATTACCAACTTGGCGTTTGGTTCGTCGTAATAGCTCCACTTAAGCAAGCGGGTTTCACCAATGCGGGTACCGTAAGCCAACATAATAAACACCAACAACGCTGCGCTATCACTGGCGGTATCAAGGTCACTCAGCAGCTTAGGTAAATCCGTTGCTTGTAATTGCGGTGGTTTTGTCGCGATGGGCGTAGCAATAAAATCCGTAAAACTTAACGATGCCAACGGATCATCACTAATCAACTTAAGCACCGTCGCCTGCTTAAAGGCTTTGCGCAACACGGCGTAATACTGGCGAACACTGCCAATGGAATAACGCGCCTGCAGTGGCCAAATTAATAGCTCATCGACTTTATGATGATTGATCTCACTCAGCATCACCTCACCTAGCACCGGCAATAAATGCTTAACGATGGTGCATTTTATATTGCGGCGGCGTTTAATCGATAAGCTGGTGTCGGATTGTGACCGGGTTAAATACCAATTCAGCAAGCCGCCGCAACTTAACCAGGTATTCACCTTCACGCTTTGGTCTTGGCGATGTTGAATGCTCAAGGTGGGCAAGTCATCGATGATCGCCTTAGCACTCACCAACGGCCAGTTAGCCACCTTAGCCCAACTGGCCTTACCCTCTTTGTTGGTGACTAAATACCAACTGCCACGACTGCGCGAACTACCCAGGCGCAACCGTAGCGGATAACGTGGGTCCCTAATCTCGGTAACCGAATGATCGGCAACAGCCCGTTTAATGGCGGCATCACTTAAGGCAATACAGGCAATAGCCATCAGTCGCACCTCAGGTTAGTTCGGCAGTCGGCATAAAAATACTCAACCGAGATCGCCTCTTTATCAGCAGCTGATAACCCTACCTTAAACAGTGCAGCGGTAAGTTTTTCAATCAACTCAAACTCAGCCAATATCAACGCTTGCTGCAGCTTAATCAGCTCGCTATTTGCCGCTAAATCAACGCCAGAACCGCCGCATTTATCGCACGGGTGCAGCTCGAACATCGGCTTAACTTTGCCAACACCACGGCAGATATTGCACTTAGGCAACGCATTAATCTGCTGATGGATGGCGTTTTTATCACTCACAAAAGCCTTGTATTCAGGCGTAGATAACACCAGCTGTTTACAGTGCAAATCAAACCGCTCATTAATCGATGATTGGGTTGCTAAAACAGACATTAAGCGCTTATTCATCCGCTCCAATGGCTCAATTCGGTGATAATCTGCATTACCAATCGGCAGGTGGTCATCGAGTTCATTGGCTATCACCCTTACCGCCGCTTCAACACCACAGGCCAGATCAACAGAGCCCATAGACTCGAGTTGTTCTGCCTCTGCTTTAAGCCGTTTAACTAAGTCGCTTACCGTTTCAATCATTGGGACAAAGCCTTTTTTCCAAATCGCTGTTATGCGCATTTATCGCTCTTACACATTCTTCAGCACTTTCAAATTGATAGACAAATTCACGGCTACGACCTTGATCATGGGCATAAAAGTGAGCAAATGCGGTTCTGCGCTCTATACGGCTTACTAATTCAATATCTTGCTTGCTCCAACGCCGAGTTGTTCTTGTTTCAAGTACTCTGCCTTGAGTCCATGCCACGTCTTTAAATTTTTCTCTGTTGTCAGGTGCTTTCATCAACCAGCTAGCCCCATTTCTTCGCCAACCATTCGCAGTACTTTTTTAGCAAAGCGAGCGGCATCATGTTCGTGCTGATGCAGAGCATCTACACCGTCCATATACTTGTCGTAAAAATGCTGGCTAAATTGCTCTGGCGTGATCTTGGCGCCACTCAAATCACAAAACGATTTAGTCAGCTGCTCAACGGTGTTCAACATCATCCCGGTACCGCTGCAGTGCTTGCACTCACCATTGCGGTGATAGTTGAGTTTTGTACCCTTACACTTATGGCAAACACGGGTACCGCACACTTCATTTACAGCGAGCTTTGCCAAGGCCGAAGCGGCAACAGGCCTAAAATCCACTTCATACTGCTTGCATAGCGCCTTAACGAGTACATCCTCGGCATCCACATCGCCGCAAATTGTCGCCTCTAACACCTTCACCCCAACGGGGTACTTACCCTGCACCTGTGCAACAACACCCATAGCATCCTCCTTACTAAAAACCCCTTTACCCCCAGCCGCACCAATCGATAACCCGCGTGGAGATAGCAGCTCAAACAAGCGCTCAATTGAAATCATTTATCTAGCCTCTCCTTGGTGGTTAGCTGCAGCACGGGCAGCAGAATGAATAATGCTCAGCGCCATTCTTGATACACGGCTCTCGGCCGACTCAAGCGGATCAATGCGTGACACAGTGCTATTTGGCTTACGTTCTTGAGGCTTGCGCAGCAATCCAAGGTCACTAAGTGCTTTGCCTAAGGTTTGATTACACACCTTTGCTTGGCGTGACGCCTCAGCAATCGTAAAGCCACCAATATACAAAGCGATCGCTTGAGCGCGGTTGGCAGCGCTCTTTTCGGTAGAATTGCGCAGTAAATTGCGCTCTCTTAATATTTTTAATAGGCCGCTTTGGCCAACGCCTGCTTTAGTTGCTGCGTTATAAGCAGATAGCCTTTCATCAACATACAACTTGATCGCTTTCTCTAATCTTTCGCTGACCTTTTTAGGCTCACGGCGCAATAACCCGCGATCGCTTAACTCTTTTGAGAGTTTTTTACGGCACACAGGCGCAGCGGCAGAGCTCTCTAAAATCGTCATCTTTTGGTTTACATACAACTCAACACCACGCGCCAAGCGCTCAGCAAATGGGGCTTTTAACGGCATAATTCCCCCTTGCCAAATAAGGCGATTAACGCAGCATCGCGAGTATCGGCATTGCTGCGGCCAGTCCAGCCGGTGATCTTGTTAAAATACACACTACTATCCTTAGCCTGTTTAACAGGGCCACGCAGCGGTTTAACTAAGGTCACGGTAATCCCTTTGTCCTCGAGTACTTCTTTAATCAATCTGGCTGTGGCTTTCACTTTTCCCAAGTCCTCGGCCTTGCTCATATTGATCTTAAATTCACTACCGCCTTGGCTTGGGGCATGGCCAACGTAGGCAAGTAATGGGTTTTGGCCTTTGGCAGTCCGCTTTAACTTGCTAGCGAATACTGGCTTTTTGTTATCCACATCTTCGAGCAACACAGTGCAAGGCGAACTGGCAGCACTGCAAACCACAAACTCAATCAACTCACTAAATCCCATGCTCTTAAGCAGCTGGATCTTGCCGTCCACCACCGTGGCCACGCCGCTTTTAGTGAGATCAGGATCAATACCAATACGAATCACACCGCTACCCCTCTAAACCGCTTTGACTGCCTTACTAAAAACTGATTGGCTTGCTTGCGGCAAGCTGGTCCACCCAGCGCAAATAAACGCTCATACTCTATAGAAACGGAATGCTTAAACTCAGCGGGGATCACCGACATGTGCTTTACAATCTTCTCCATGTCTGACTCACCACCGCGGCAATGCCACATTTGCGGCAGTTCACGTTCGCGCAATAATCCTTGGGCCCGTAAGTCAGCGGCGCTTGTCTTAACCGGCACAAACAACACCGCATCGTTAACCGCCTCTTGCACGACTTGGATAGCTGATGAATCGATGGCCCCAGGCGCCACAATCGCGCTATAAAAATCGGGCGCATCATCGGGAAGGTGTTTAATTGCCAGAGCCATTGGCAGTCCTTAGCCCAAACTTTTGGCGCAAATCAGCGATAATCGAGCAAGCCTTTTGGCTTTCAACAGGCTTGTTTACTGGGGCGGCAAGCGCCTTAGGGATACAGGCATCAAAGCTTTCACCCTTAACTGCACGGCGGCACATCACCTCGTAATTACGTTTAAACAACGGCCATGTTTGCTGCTCAGTGCGGTTTTGCAGCTCATACCAACCTGTTTCACGGCCAGCGGCAAACACCGCACCATGGCTCCACTTGTGCTCACTCGGCCAGCGACCATGGGCGCAACACTCCCGGTAAGCCTGCTCGGCGCTGGGTAATCCAAGTTGCTCAGGTGTAGGCGTACACATCGCTACAAACTCAGCGGGGTTAACGCTCCAAGGCGCAGTTGCAGCACGTTGTTTAAAGGCCTCAATGCCAATCATCACCTCATTCACGCTCAAGCCAGCCTCACCGATTTGCTTAACAAACTCCTGCACTACGCTGCCAAGCTCAGCGCCAAAGCGATTGCTAAAATCACGGCTGTACAGGTTCATAGTCGGCATCAATTGTGTGGCCACCACAGTGGTGATCTGCTGAATGCTCGAGCTGCTCTGCCATTTCCCGCAGTTCGCGGAAGACTCGTGCTGTGGAGTGTTCATAGCGTGCAGGGCTTGCGGTAGCAGTTGTTGTATTGGCTTCATGTGATGATCTCGCTAGCAGTTTGGCGTTTAGTTTGTCCCATTGTTTACGGAGGGTTTTTGGGCATAACACATTGCTCGCCCAAAACGAGTCGGTATTGGCAAACTTAAACAGCTTGCAGATTTCGTGGTGAGTGCGGTTGTCTTGCATGCGCATTAAACGCACTTGGTTAGCCCAGTCTGGCCAGTTAGGTTTTTTAGCCGTGGGGTTAACCATCAACACGCGGGAGTAGATAAACTCAGCACAGGTTAAATCGTCCTTAGTGCCCCAAAGCTTGCCATTGGGCGTTTGAATAGCGGCATCGGGTTTTATCTGTGTGTCGGCCATTGCGACAGCAATGTGCGACGAAGAGATCTTTTGTATTGTGTCTTTTGTAATATTGTCTTTCTTTTGTGGTGACTGTTTTCGGTCATAAAAGTGACTGTTTTCGGTCATTGCCGTGACCGTTTTCGGTTCCTCAAGTGACAGATTTCTGTCACGTGATTTATTGGTCATTTTGTCGTTTTCAGGACATGACACCCACTCAGAAACGATAGGATTTGGGCCTATTTTTCTGCCATCTTCTACAATCAACTTACGCTTTTTTAACTCGCGAATATCTGCACAAATATGCGTATACGCCGAATCATAATTCATCAGCTCACGAATCTGATCAGCAACAATCCAATCGATTTTTTTATTAAAACCGTAGGTTTTTTTAATGATTGCCAACATCACTCTAAACTGACGACCAGAGAGCGAAACCCGACACAGGGCGTCCACCAGCTTATTGGAGAGTCGTAAATAACCATCATCCAAATCTGCTTTCACGACTACACCCCGCGGTTGCTGTTTGTGCTCAGCAACAGTCCGTAACGGCACCACATTACTGCCACTCGCGCCCTGATTGACGCTATCAATTGATTCCAGTACCATTGTTTTTGCCTCTCTTTGGTATTAAGCCCACAGCCTCCACAGCTCTAGTGGGCTTTCTTATTTAAAACGCACTGCACTACCCGAAAACTGATACCCCGCATCCAACACCCGCGCAGCAATCCCCTCAGCACTCGTCGTCGGCGATGTGCGGATCACGTTAGCCAGCAACGCAATATCTTGATTGCGCTCAATTCGAGCAAACTCGGCATCTTCTTCAGGGGTGTAAGGCAGATCTGCACCATGTTGAGCGCCATTCCTTCCACAAAAAGCGGCGCGTGAGTTATCAGTTAACTGATTTGCGTTAAATCGTGGCGTAAGTACTAAGTTTCTACCTGCCATCACACTCTCCCATTCGCTTTTAACCGCTCATAGTCATGGCGGCAGTCGGCGTCACAAAAATGTTGATTAGTTGAAACAGGGCTCTTGCAGTAATGGCACTGGCCCGTAAAAGGCAGCGTAGGTTGGCGAACAGTTAAAGCAGCTTTGATGTGCGCTTCATGCTCAATTGCGGCATCATCAATAACATCACTCATGATGTGCGCCCTTTATAAAGGCTGGCGTGAATTGAACAGTGGCAGCAGTACCAGCTTGTGGTTCGATGCTAAAACCATTTGCTTTCGGAAGTTCCCGCACTTGGCTACTCACTACCGCTTTAAGCGAAATCACTTCGCGCACAGTCTTGTTAAGCTCGCGGCTAATGCACTCAAACTCTTCAGGTGTAATCACCCCATCAGATCTGGAGTCGCGGATCTCTGCCAGTGCAATGCCCATTTGCTCACTAATCAGCAGTAACTGATCGCTTAACTCTTCATCGCAGTTAACCGACTCAGGCAATTTTACAAACACCCCGCCACGGCTATGGCACCATGCCGATAAAATGCGGTCATCATCGGCCAGCTCAGTCAAATGAATCGCATCGCGCAAATACAAGTGATTGCTGTCGTTCTCAGGGTTTAATTTGTTGTACATCACCCCTGGCTGTTGAAATAAATCCTTCGCCAACTTATCCACCCCATAATCGTGCCCAAGCGCATGGGCAGCATAGAGAGGGTCGGTGCATGAAAGCGATTCGCGCTTTAATGTGTGTTTAGTCATATGGTTAGATATCCTTGCTATTAACAAGAGCAACAAGAGCAGTTAAGCAACCCGAGGTGAAGAAGTAGACTCAATGGCTTTATCAGCATGAACCTTCAACTCACCGCCAGTTAAGCGCTCAAGCTGAAACGCACGAAGCTCAGGAACCTCGTCGCCCCACTGGGAAACAGCAGACTTATTAAGTCCAAGCGCCTCTGCGAGCTTGATGCTCGAACCGAAGTACTTAATCGCGTCAGTTTTTTTCATATTAAATTCCAGCTTGGAAGTGACGTTTAACGAATTGAACAGAAGTTTAGATCAGTAAACTTATTTTGTATAGGACTTTAAACCTTAAAAGGTTTAGATTGCTTAACATGGATACGTCAGAACGAATCAAGAGGCGGATGCGAGCACTAGGCTTGAAATCCGTTGACTTAGTAAAACAAACAGGTGCATCTAAAGGTGCGATTAGTCATTGGGTAAATGGCACTACGCAACCTTCTGGTGAGAACTTATTATCGCTGGCTAAATGCTTAAAATGCTCACCTGATTGGCTGCTAAGCGGAGAGACAGAAAAGCTTGAGGTGCGAGAATCAAATGCTGAGTGGCATGCAGGCTTTGAGCTATGGGATGGCGATACACCGCTAAGGGATGATGAAGTGGCTCTACCGTTTTACCGTGAAGTGGAATTAGCCGCAGGCAGCGGATCAACCTTTGTGCAAGAGAACGGCGGCTGCAAACTACGCTTTGCAAAATCCACCCTTAAAAAGAGCCGAGTCGAACCGCATCATGCGGCCTGCGTGACAGTTAGCGGCAATAGCATGCTGCCAGTGCTGCGCCACGGCACTACAGTAGGTATAGATACCAGTAAAAAATCGATTATCGATGGTGAGATGTATGCCATAGATCACGATGGCATGCTGCGAGTCAAAATGCTCTATCGCACCCCAGGCGGCGGCATTCGCATTAAAAGCTATAACAACGATGAATTCCCCGATGAATTTATCTCACCTGAAAAAGCCGCAGACATTAAAATTATCGGCTGGGTGTTTTGGTGGTCAGTGCTAAACGTTTGGAATAATTAACTATTTAAATAACAAAAGGGATTTTTAAATGTTTTTGCTTAGGCTTTTTATATTGTTATCTTTAACTTTTTGTAGCTATAGTCTGATAATAATACCTAATGAACAGTTAAGTTCATTAGGTTACGCATTTTCTATGTCATTTTTATTCTTTTTGCCAACTTTGTATTTTTATCCAACCATTGAGGCTGCATTGCAAAAACGGGAAAATTTCAATGAAATTTTTGAACTTAATTTTCTATGGGGTTGGACTGTTTTTTATTGGCTAGAGGCATTGTCAAAAGCGGTAAGCAAATCATCTAACAAAAACACTGCAATACAAACCACCCCAAGCACCCCAAGCTCCCCAAGCTCCCCAAGCACTTTGAATAATAAAATTACCAAAGCAGATTATAACATGAACTATAAAAGCGTATGTTTTTCAGATAAACATCCTTACATCCCGACTAAATTTATCGCACTAGATGTTGAAACTACAGGGCTTTATGCTGGAATAGACAAGATAATAGAGATAGCTGCTATAAAATTTGATCTTACATCTAACACTCATGCAGTGTTTGAAACATTAGTTAATCCTGGTGTTAAAGTGTCAAGCTTTATTACAAGTCTTACTGGCATATCAAATCAAATGTTAGAAGGTTCAACTAGCTTTCCTGCTATAGCAAAAAATTTAAAAGATTTCATTGGTGATCTGCCAATTGTTGCTTATAACGCCGACTTTGACAGTGAGTTTTTAAGCGCGGAATTGGCCTATGCTGGGTTTTCATTAGATAACCATTTCCACTGTGCAATGAAATTATCAAAAAGAGCATTTAACTTACCCAACTACAAATTAGCTACGGTAGCAGAGCACTGCAATATCCCACTTGATGAAGCGCACAGAGCTAAAGCTGATGCGATGGCCGCTGGCCGAGTGTTTATGTGTGCAGCAGTAACCCTTGGGCACATTAACGAAATAAAACCTAAACCAGCCTTTGTAAAACCAATAAGAGTGGATCACAAAACTTACCCACCAAATAAAAATGGTGAACTATACGGCCAAACTATCGTTTTTACTGGCGAGCTATCCATTACCAGAGCAGAAGCCTTTGAAGCCGCAGCAGAACTCGGTCTCGAAATCAAAACAGGCGTATCTAAAAAAACCGATTACTTAGTCGTTGGCGAGCAGGACGAAAACCTAGTTGGCCCAAGTGGGATTTCCAGCAAGCAGCTAAAGGCGCAAGATCTAATTGACGAAGGCTTTGATATTCAGATTTTAGATGAAGATGAATTTATGGATTTAATCTCATAACCTCAAGCAAACCTCAGTCACCAAGCCACCTACTTAGGTGGCTTTTTTTTATCCTAAATTTGCTTCCCTAAACAAAAAGTTTATTTCGATAAACTTTTTCATTGACAGAAAAGTTTATTCAACTAAACTTTGAGCATCGATTAGAAACCGAAATGAAAAGATTCTAATCACGCTCTTTAACAGACAGGCCCATGAACAACTAACCTTGGCACCCTCATTTGTGAGGGAACCAAGCTAGGTTACTCCGAGGATCACGCGGCGGAGGATAGTAATCCGCGTAAATAGACCTATACACCGCTATTGGCGACCGGACTGTTTGAGTGGGAAGAGCCCATAAGAACAGGTACTGAATGGTTTCACTGCGAGCATGACCCAAATATGTGTATAGCCCCGCCCGTTCTGGCGGTTAGGTAAGAACACCATGCACCTGTTTAATCAGGTTGCATTGGGAAAGTGGCTGAATAGTAAGACTCGACTACCGATTGAGCCAACCGTGGCGCTATAGGCTCCATCCTTTCGGTAACTGGAAATGAGCGCCAGTCAGCCACCTTCACCAATGCGACTTACAAGGAGAACACCATGCAAATCTATGGCAGAAGTTCATTAGAAATTGCCGAGGATAACCTGCTAGAGCTGGTTAATCCTGTCTTCAATATCAACCGTGGTGAAGCGCAAAGACTCTGCATTCACCGCCGAGAGCTAGGCGCTGAGTTTAGAAAAGCAGGACAAACCCTGCTAGATGCCTGGGAAGGTACAAAAGAGCAGATTGAAAGTGCAAATTTGCTTTTTCAAGCAAAGAAATTAGCGATTTTTGAATCACGTTAATCAAGCCAGCCTGCGGCGTCAGCAGGCATACAACCAGAGGACAAGCCCATGTGACTAACTAGCCGTTAGAAGCGGCCACTTATAAGCGCAGGTTATGACTGCGCCCCGAGTATCCATGTCGATAGCCAGCTTTGGATCTGGTAAGGGTTAATAACAAAAATAATGCAGGTAAAGCAGTGCAGACGCCTAGAGGCTGCACACCTGTTATTAGCGGCAAGATTGCGACAGTACGACGGGTTCAGGCCGCCGGATGACGTAACCGGCAACGTTTAAACCCAACTATCCGGAATAACCGGATAGTTGCCCCGTTAAACTGCAGGACGCAAAGCCATGATGCTCCATAAACAGAAAGGCTATGAACAGAAAGCCCAACAACCTGATTTTATCGATCTAGTGCTAATGCTCTTAGCCAAGTTAATCCCCTTCGATTTGCTCTAAACCGCGCCAGCGCATAAAGCGCAAAAGGAGTTTGTAATGAGAATACTACGTTTAAAAGAAGTTATTCATTTGACTGGTTTATCTAAGTCAACAATCTATGACCGAATGCCTACTGGAGAATTTCCTAAATGTTTTCCTCTTGGTGGTCGAATTGTTGGCTGGTCTGAGTCAGATGTAAATAAATGGATCAAAGGAAAAATAGAAAATAAACCTGCTAGATAAATTATTTAGGTATTAGAAATGATTACAAATATTAACTTAGAGTCAGGATCGTTTATCCCAGACAGGGTTATGGAGAGCGAGTCCTATTATCGCCTTAGCTGCGGGGCTAAAAGCCTTCTTCATGCGCTGGCGTGGCAATATAAAATGAACCCAATGAATGGCAAGGGCAACAACGGTAATCTTACGGTGGCGGTCTCGGTTATTGGCGATTACTGCGGCTCTAAAAACACCATTACCAAGTACAAGAATGAGTTAATAGAGGCGGGGCTAATTGTTTGCACTCGTCAGCCTGAAAAGATGCCTTCTGGGCGCTTTAGCACTGCTCTATACGGTTTGTCTTGGCTACCTATAGATGACATTTGGGTTAACGGTGAGCGCATAAAGCTTGATATCCACCCGACAGTAACGCCACCAAGAATTGAGTGCGCCACCAAGAATTGAGTGGGAAAAACATATCATTAGCAAAGCTAAAAATAAGGATTTTATAATGGAAACAGTAAAAGACGTTAAGGCGGAAAAAAAGTGGAAAAAGCTAACTGGAGAAGTTATGGCACTTTACAAATCTCATCCTGATGGGCTTAAAGCTGGTGCAGAAGAAATTAAGAGAATGTTTAAATATTTAAAGGAGGAATTAGGAATTACAGACTAAGTATTGGCGGTGACGGAGAGATTCGAACTCTCGATACGTTTCCGTATACACACTTTCCAGGCGTGCTCCTTCAGCCACTCGGACACGTCACCATTCAACTAAGCCTAAGACTTGCGCGGACTTTACAAGACTGTATTTGCTCTGTCAAACACAACTGCATTTGCAATGTCTTAATGCGCAAAAATCAAACAAAAAGTTAGATTTTTGTCCAGAAAAAGAACAAAACCAACCCATTCAAACAACCCTAATTCATACAATCTACCATGCGAGGTGACCTATGTCCCACCCAATCGCAGCGCATCACTGCGCCCCACTGCTACCCGTAGAATCGCAACTGCTGTTACACCTAAGCATTGCCTGTCGCCTCGCCCAATTACCCGAGCTGATGCATTGCCCAACAGTGATCCAGCGTAAAAACGAACTCGAGGCTTATTTGCAAAGCCATGTTTGCAGTTATGGCTTCCGCGAGCGTTATCACGTTACAAAACTGGATGACGGCCCGTTAAAAACCACCGCATTAAATGAAGTGGCCAACATCCAAGTCAGCCGCAGCGGCCGCGTAAAACTCACCCGCATCGCCGAGCCACCAGCAATCAATATCACGGTAAGCGATAGAACTATCAGCTGGCTCAACCGCAGTTTTCACCACGCAAATCATCACGCAAGCCAGCCAATGATTAAGGCTTCCAATTTTAAGGCTGCCAATTTTAAGGAAAGTAGCCATGTTTGATGCACAAGCCCACGCCACCAGCGACGCCCTAGTCGCCATGCTTGCAAGTGAACTGGAGCAAGAACGGCAAGCCAAAGGCAACGCCATGGCCGCTTACTGTGATCGCTCAATAGCCGAATTAAACCAGCTGATTATCGACTACCCAGAATCGAAGAATGTTTGGTTGCGTCATATCGAAAGCTGGCAGCAGATAAAGCAAAAACACGGCCACAGCAGCTCACAAGACCTGCTTGATGCCCAATATGCAAGATTCGCCAGCACATCAAATTAAACCTGTAAGTAATCCTTACAAGTTCATCAATTCCATCATCAGCCTAGTGAGCAATCACCATGAAAACCAAATTCAACATTGAATACCTGCCTATGCTGGCAGCGTTCGCCGCAAAACAAGATGTTCGTTACTATCTCAACAGCTTTCACGTAAAGCCCCACCCAGAAAAAGGCGTGATCCTAACCGCCACTGACGGCCATTGCCTCGTCACCATCCATGATGAGGACGGCTTTAGCGATGGCGATTACATTTACCCAATCAGTAAAGACTTGGTAAAAGCCGCTAATAAAAAGCATTTGCCGCCCATTCAAAACATCTTTATCAACGATGGTGTGGCCATGCTCACATCGATTTGCGACATCCTTGATACTTTCACTACCTTTGAAGCGTTGGACACTCAGGCACGTAAGCTAATTACTCACATTGAGTTTATTAGCCCAATCGATGGCCCATGCCCAGATGCAGGCAAAGTATTTAAGTCGCTGTTAAGTGATGAAAATAAAACGCCAGTATCAACATTTGGCATGAATGTTGAGCTACTAAGCCGCCTTAAAAATTTAAAGTTTGGCATTAAAAAAGGCGCTGTTTTACGCATTTATGAACAGCATGCACTTACCGCAGTAATGGGCTTAAAAAACGAAATCGTCGCCGCAATCATGCCCATGACCATGGGAGAAAATGAACGAGCACTCCCAGGCGACTTTATTCACATTGCTGGACGCCAAAAAGCACTGCATACCTCAGCAACTCAAACCACCTCACCCGAGCCTGAACAGTCAAGCGCCGCTTGATCTTCGCAGCCATTCACGAAAGAAGGAATAGAGCATGAATAAAGTAATCAGATTTAAAGCACCTAAAACTTGTCAAGTCGATCCGCGTGGTGCATTGGTTCAATACTGCGATTATCAAAAACTTGAATTAGAGCTGGCTGCTTTAAAGCCATCATGGAATTCGCCTGAAACTATTCCTCAGGTTTCTGTAGGAACTGAGACAGAGTTTTGGATTGCAGTTCATAACCATCGACTAAATAAAACTTTTGTTTATTTAGCTCAATACCAGAACAGACCTTTAAACCTTGATGAAGATGGCGAGCAAGTTGGTGATGATGATTACTATCTTGTTGATGTGGATGGTGAGTATGTCGATTCTGTCGGCTGGGTAATTAACCGTCAACACGTTGATTTTGATAACTATTACGAAAAAATTAATTTCACCAGTGATTATCAATTACTTGGATGGGCTAACTATCAACCTCCGACATTCGACGGCTTAACAGTCGAAGGCGGTGCAGCATGCTAACCCACGACAAACCCCAACACCGCGATATCAAAATCGGCCTTGGCCATATCGTGGCAGATAAAGACGGTTGGATGTTGCCATGCGGCAAGTTCACCACCAATCGCGCCGTTGCCATCCGTGCCGCCAAAGGCCTACACCGCTTCTTGGTTAAAAGATAAGGACGTCACATGAGCCAATTATTCTACCTGCGCGATTCGCGCACCAATGTCGGCAGCACCTGTCTGTTTTGGGCGCAAGATGGTTGTGGCTATACAAGCAATTTAGACAAGGCGCATGCATACACGCTTGAAGAAGCTCAGCGAAAATTCAACAGCCGTCACACAGACGTTCCGCTATGCAAAGAGCTTGTTGATGAGCTTGCACGCAGCAGAGTTGATTGCCAGTACCTGCCAGCAGATGGCGAAAAAGCCGGATGTGATGAGTACGTTATCTCGCCAAAAGGCAAGTGGGACGGTAACGATGTTTACTGGTTCACTTTTGATTTTTTGAGTGTTAACTACAAATGCGCAGCGGTATTCAGTTACCGCAACGCGCTTGCACGTATCAATGAACTTGGCATTGATGCAAACATCTACGCCAAGTCAGAAATCGACGCGATCGCTAGACGCACTTTTCAAGTGGCCAACATCAACGAACGCAAGATGATCACCGCTGCTGGCATCCGTAAACCTAAACGCAAACGCACTCGCCAAACCACAGGTAAAACCCGTGGTAACTGCCCTGATTGTGGCGCCATCACTTGGGGCTTTAATCCATACGAAGCCTACACCTGTGCCCAAGCCGATGCCGAAGACCGTGGCTTTAAACTTTATGGAAATTGCAAAGAGGTTAAGCGAGCCAAGCAGCTAAGGATGGTGAGTGATGGCAGCACAAGTAAATTTCGTTGAAGAAAACAAAAACTTCCCTATTGAAATTGAACTGAAAGGTGAAGCTATTTGGTTCACTAAAAAGGCGGCAATTGAATTAAAGCAGAAACTTGATTTATCAATTGCCTTGATGCTTGAGCATGAGTCCAAGTGCAATAAGGATGGTGCGTGATGATTAACGTATTCACCGCAGTACTTAGCTGTTTTGCCATTTCCATATTAATTACGCTGACTGTTGTCGTGGTAGTTAAATTTTATACAAAGCGCGGAATACGTAAAACATTTAACAATGGATATAAGCATTGGCAATTTTGGATAAGAGTTTTGTTTAGTCCATTAATGCTCTTTTTCATCATTATTGAGTGGGTTGGAAATAAAGGTTATTACCAACTTTATTCACGATTGCCATCAATCCCACAATGCAATAAGGTGCATGATGACTCTAAATGACCGCATGAATTTGCTTATCGCAGAGAACGAGCAGCTTAAAGCCGAAGTGGCAGAACTTAAGGATCAAGTGTCTATCCTCAGCAAGCGACCTAAATATGATTTATCGACAACACAAGGCCGCGAACAAGCTGTGATTGCTCGACTAGATATGATGGGATTAAAAGCAGATAACCCTAACAAATTGAGTGGAGGTGCATAATGTTTCAGCAAGAAATAGAAGCTATGCAGGGTAAAGTGGTGCAGCAGTTTTTCTCGCCAGCTCAACTTGCAAAAGCGTTGGGTATTGGCACAACTAAGCTGTATCAACTATTTAAGTTAGAAGACTTTCCAAAACCAACCACTAACCCGCACTTTAAAAATAAGTACAACTTTCAAGAAGTTAAAGCGTGGATTTACGAGAACGAACAATGAGGCCGTTACTGCGCGGCCTTAAGCTCAACCACGTTGTGGTAGGCTGCTGGATCTTTGAGTCGCTGCAGCTTCTGCCACCAAATTCGATATGCCTTAGCTTGTTCTTCTAAATAGTCGTAGTGATCATAAATCGACTGAATCCCGCTTAGCTTATGCCCCAGCATGGTTTCGGCCACTTCTGTAGTAGTAATTTTACTCATGTTAGTGCGCTGCGTTCTGCGCAAATCATGCAAATACCACTCATTTAACGGCGTACCATTCAGCTTAGCCCAGGTGTTTATTGGGTTAGACATGCGTGTTGTCGCTGCCTGCGAATATATCCCGCCTTTCTCTGTCGGAAACACCAGCTCGTTAGGGCTGAGTGAAAATGCTAGCTCAAGCAATGGTACTATCTCGTCGATGATCGGCCGCAATAGCGGCCGCTGCATCTTGTACCCTGTCTTGTGGTTTTCAACCGGCACCGTCCAGATCATCTTAGTAAAATCAAAGTGCGCTTTCTGCGCTAATCGTAATTCACCAATCCTGCAGCCAAAAAATAAGGCCATAAAAACCATAATCCGGTTGCCAAGGCGCTGACGTTTGGCGTTATCGATGGCGAGCAAAATAATCTTGAGTTCGTCATCGCTAAGCGTGCGCTTACGGCTTTTGCGCGAGATATTTAAGTCTTCTTTCGACTCAATGCCCATCAACTCATTGGTGCTAATAATTCGCCGACGAACAGCCCATTTAAGCGCCCTGCGACTCACTGTTAACGTTAGATTCGTAATAGTTGGCTTCTTGGCTGCGATAGACTCAAACAAATCTAGCCACTGATGCAGCGTGACTTGTTCTACCTGCTTTTTTCCAAGCACCGGGAAAACATTAATTTCCAGTGCGCGCAAATACTCATGCGCGGTACTGTCTTTAACGCTAGCACGGCCATCACTGAACTGTGACTTATGCCATGCCCTAAAAACTTGCTCGACTGAGCCTTCGTTTGATACGGCCTTTGCCGCTTTATCGCGTTTATATTCCCGTGGATCTAGGTTATCCAGTAGTAACTTACGATAGACTTCGCACTGTTCTCTGGCTTCTTTAAGCGAGAGCAAAGGATAAGGCCCAATATCAACCCGCGCCGCCTTGCTTGCCCAGCGGTAGCGCATTTGAAAAGTAATAGCGCCCTTAGCGGAAACCCTAACACTAAGGCCGTCACGATCTGCTTTCTCATAAGGCTTATCAGCGACTTTGTTCAGGTTTGCTTTTAACCATGAGTCAGAAAGTGCCATAACCTTTCTCCATCTTGTACATGAGTCTTTCATGTACGCAAATATGTACACAAATATCAAGAATAGAATAGAACGAAAGTGAAAAACTTTTCAATGAAAAATCCATTTTTACTAATAGTTTCAAAGAGAATTAGCGAAAAAACGTAAGGCAATGAATGATACTGAAACAATAGTGTTTAAATCACTCATTAGTATCTTGCTCTTCTGACTGTTCAGGCGTTACTTTCAAACCCGAAAATACCGCCTGCAATGACTCAGTATCCGTAAGCGCGGGTAAATC